TAGGGGATCGGCGGAGCCGTGTCAAATATTCATTTCAATTTTCTATATACCATGAGATAAAAATAAATACAAATAAACTAATTTAACAGAACTTTAGAAGAAATCGGTTGCAATTCAAGTAAATAGTGCTTTTTTTTCAGTTTCAAAGTGCTTTTTCTCAGTTATTAGTGCTTTTTTTTCGGTTCAAATACACAATCAACACTTTAATTGTTTGTTGATTTGTTATTTTGTGAGCATTAACAGTAAGAAATGCGCATAAAACTCTACAACTATGGTCTCCGCGGTCATTGTTTTCATTTTTTGTCTATTAAGTGCGAAATGACACCATTTATGCAGTCATTATTATCTACTCGCTTTTGATTTAAGCAGTCATCAACTGTTGAAATCAAGCCAACAAAAAACTTTTCATCCAACCTGTGACGCTAACCAGTCTTAAAGGCGAACTATTTGTATTTATTTTTATCTCATGGTATATAGAAAATTGAAATGAATATTTGACACCCGTAGGGGATCGGCGGAGCCGTGTCAAATATTGTTTAGGCATAATGCCGTATTTTGCAATTTATTAACCCATTATTTTAATTTTAAATTCTTCAAAACTTTAAATCCAAAATTTATCATATAAAATCTATGAACAGGATGGTTTGAAAATTCACCTCCAAGAGCATTAATATATTCTCTACTGTTATAAATTCGATATAATATTCCAGGATAAATTGGTGTCAAAGCATAATCTACTTTATAAATCATCTGAACATTCCTATTGAATTCCAACAACGAAGGTACAAAAGTGCCACCTCCATAAACTATATTTCTTGCACTCAATATTAACTTGATGTCTTCAATTAAGGATTGTTGAATCCATTTAATATGCGGATATTTGTCTAATAATGCAAAAAGACATAGATTCTTTCTATCTTCACATATTATATATATATTTCGCCAGGATCGCTCTCTTATAGCATTATAATAAAATATCAATGGTGGCGGTATATAAAAGTTAGACCACTTCCAACCTGGCTGATGGAACATATCCCCAGAGCGCATATGTATATATAAATCATCTGAAGCAGCTTTTTTTGTTGGTATTGGTAATTTTATAATTTCTCTTAATTTTTGCAATACCTTTATATGATTTTTTTTAAAAATGCTCTTATTTATTTTTGTTATCTCTCCACACAAAGAAGTAATATTTAAAAAAGTATGTGTAAATAAAATTTCACTACTCGAAGAATCGTTAATACGTATAAAATCTGGAATATATGGCAATTTATCTTTATTAGTATAAAAATGATTCGTGCTTATTTTTATGTTCATATTAAAATGTATTCCAACATACAAAGCATTTTTAATTGATTGTATTTGACTACCCAATCTCTCGCCATCTTTTTTTTTTATATATATAAGTCCCATATATATATATAAAATATAAAACTAGAAGTTATTCAATAATATACCCTAAACCAAATCTTCAGATGAAAAACAATCATCTAACTGTCTGATTTGATTATAAATAATTTCTACCTCTCGTCTTTCGCGATCATGACAATTTTTATCAGGACAACAACAAAATATACACGCACATAATTTCGACAATACTGATCCCATATGATGTAATTTATAATTATATCATATTATTTTTTTATCCTCAAGTTCCATCATATCCCGCTCATTTAACATCTTATGGTATTCTACCCAAGCATCTCTCTTTTTTTTAAATGTTATCTCTTCACTAATTACCTGGTGTTCCTTCCACATTATATATGATAGTACCATTGATATCATGCCTCCCATTAATCTAGGAAGATAAAATTTTTTTTACGAATTAATTCATTTCTACCATGTAGTCGCGCAACCCCAAGTACTAGGTAATGAGGAGCAGACCCCCAATGTGCCGGTATTTGGATTTTTCTTGTATTGACTCCAAGTACATTTTTTATTTTTTGCACAAGTAGCAGACCCTAATTTTAAACATGTATGTGCAGGCTCGCAAGAAAATTGTTGCCCGGTGCCATACCATATTGCAAAATTCTTTCTACCAATAGTATTACCCTTCAACAAACTATCAAGATTTTTATCAGATAATCTTTCATCAAAACAATTATCTCCATATAATAATTCTTGACAGTTCCCAGAACCACATACCGTAGGAACTATTGCCTCATCCAAGCCTAATTTATCTTTCACAGAACTCCAAAATTTTTTGATTGCTGTTTTCTCCATAGATACACATGTTGCGCCATCCACTTTTTTATTAACCCCCTCGTAAAAATTATATTGTGCTAAATTTCCTTCAGTATACACTTCACCAAAAAATTTATCAAATGTAATCCCATAATATTTTGATGCTGGAGGAATTGTATTCCTTAATCCACCCACAATACTATATTTATATGTAGAACCTTTGCTTTTAAAAATTTTAATGAATTCAGCTATAGAACTAGGATCATCTTCCGAGTCAATTAAAAATCCCTTAATATCAGGAAAATTACTTATTAAATTATTTATCAAAGTCGCTGCAGGCATTACTGTCGAATTACAACATACAAAAGCCCATTTTTCTACTGATAATCCCAACTTCGTCACCAATTTATTATCCCATTGAGCAGTCATTATATGTTCATCAGCTATAGGATCTTTGTACTTGGCAGTGTTTGCAATCACCACTACTTTGTCGAATTTCGCCTGTGCCACATTTGGATCCATTATCTTTTGTGTTAAATTTAGCTCGGGTACATTAAACCCGGGAGCTTCCAACAATAAATATAATTCCCCCTTTGCATTCTGTAATGGCTCTATATTTCTATGAAAAATTTGTCCTATTATAATTGATAATAATAAAATTCCCAATACTATTTGCCAAACGCGTGGCAATATTCTTCGAGCAGGCATCCAACGCATATATAATACTGCAATATTATTTTACTCTACAGTTAGCATTGCATCTTTTATACCCGTATTTTCTCCTATATTCTTCTTAATTGTCTTTGTCTCTTTTGCTCTGTCATTATCATCAGATGGTCCAGTTAAATTATGAATCATTAATTGCCATTCCTTCAATTTTGCATCATTTGTTAAATAATCAGGATTTGCCTTCTCCCAATCCTTAATCTTTTTAATCTGTTTTATTGTAACAACCTCGATTACTTTATCTACTTTCTGATTACTTGCGTCAATATTCCATCCTTCTTTATCCTTTACATAAAATTTCTGTCTTTTAACATCTGAACAGTGAATCGGACGATCCAATGTAGGTAAATCATTTAAATTTTTGATTAATATATTAGAAACACCTCCAGCAAATCCTAACTGCGTTGTTTTTGCTACATCTTGCAGCGTCAATTGTAGCTTGTTCATAAAATCTTCCAAACACATTGCGTCCTTGCAGTATTCATTCAGAAATACGTTAATATTATATTTCTGATTGTTGTTATTAATTGTTTGATTTATCTTTATATTTTGCATTTCTTTTCTTAATTCTCTATTTTCTTCCAAAATTGCCTTCAATATTAAATTTGTATCGGTTGATAACGATTCTGTCGAACTTTCGGGTTTCTCTACACTGTAGGCACACTTTTTTTTATGCTTAAAAAGTCCGCTGCGAGTCTTGTAGGGCTTCCCACAAGAACAAATGTGCATATTTTGTGTTTCCAAATGTTTCCAAATGTTTCCATTATGTTTTATGGTCTTAATATGTTGATCCCATAAGAATTTTCGAGAGCATTTGTAGTCACATTTTTTACAGTGAAATTTCGGGCATATTTTTTGCATATATATATGGAAACAAAAAATATGCCTAAATCCTTTCGCAAAAACATATAAAAAAAACCGCTTCAAGGGAAGAAAAAACATAACTATCTATTTATTTTCCTACATACTTCTAAACAATACTGATTTGTGCAAAAAAACGATCACAAAAAAATACTCAGATTTCCATTCTGGACATTTATAAAATGTCCAAAACCCAAAATGTCTACCGACTTTTAACTCCAAAAACATGAGTTCTTTTTTTTTAGTGCCTTTTTTTCAGCTCAATTATATTTCAGTGCCTTTTTTTCAGTTCAACCGTAATAGACATTCCCACAACAGTTACAATCAGAAGCCCAAACACAATCATTTAGTCCTGTTCCAGGAAAAGCACATCCATCCGCGGTACAACCTCGCTTGCAATTACATGGTAAAGGCCAATAAGAAGACCAACGAGGCCAAGCATTCCAATTACCCCACAATAAAGGCTGTCTATACCATCCTCCATGATTACGACGTCTAAATCTGTGCAAATATCCTCCTCCACCACGACCTCCTCCATGCCAACCTCGTCCTCCACCGCCACGACGACCTCCACCGCCACGACGACCTCCTCCACCACGACCTCCTCTTCCACGGAAATTCTCTAATAATCTATGAGACAAACAACCACAAACCACTAAAAACAAGATCCCTAATGCTATTAATGTTTCTGATTTCATTATATATATTATTTAGATATAAATCAATTTGATTTAGTTTTTTTTTCCTTTTCTGCTGTTTGATATGTCATATATGCTAACATGGCAAATCCTAATGCACCGACAGTTGTTCCCAAAACAGAATACCATCCATGAGATTCGTGTAATGCTACACAAATTTGGTTAGGAATTCTTAATATTAACATCAGAGTTAATGATACGGCTAAAGCTATAGAAAAAGGTTTGCCAGTTTTAACTGCCTGTATCTGTGAGTAAGTACCATAAATAGCTACAATTAAAGCTACTATGTGTAAATAACCTGTATATCGCATCATTTTTTCACTGCATTTCATTTTATATATAATCTATATATAATATATATATGATATCATTCCAAAATATTCATAAATATTCGAATTTTGAGAGCTACCAACGGCTTAAAAAAATTAAATACCAACAAAGCATAGATAGATTAAGTAAAAATAACTGTAAGAAAAAAACCTATCAAGATTATTTAAATAAAATAGCCGGTTTTCAATGTTGCAAACCAGCCCAAAATTGTTGTTATTGTGTTAATGGTAAAAATGAAAAAGGTGTTAACTGTTTAAATCCTCCTGGTCCTGGTCGAGTCTGCTGTGACTGCTCTGGTACAGTAATGATAACAATACCTAAAAAAAATTGATTTATCCGTTACATTATGTATTAATTACTAATATATAATGCCATCACTTGCCAACTATTGGATTGCTACCTCGTTTAAAGATTATCTTGTTGAAAATAAAAAACGACTCGAAAAAAAATACATTGTTCCATTAGACTATTTTCATATACTTTTAATTCTTTACCTTTTCGCTAGTATAATGGGTATGAGTCTTCGAATCCGTTATAATGGATTTTATGGCACAATAGTTTCTGCATTCGAAATATCTTGGCTTGGTTTGGGTTGGGGTAAAACACCATGGTATGTAGCTTTGTTGGGAACGATATTCTCTGGGTTATGCGGTGGATTATTTGGAATGTATGCTTTTAATACTCAGTTACGCTTCAATAATCAAGAACCCGTTACATTTTCCCAGATGTGTACCCTTGTGCACACTACAATAAAATACGAATGTTATAGAACTATTTGCAAAAAAACGGCCTTCCATTGGGATTAACAAGCCATTTTCTCTAAAATCCATTTACGAATTTTAATGTTCATTGGTTCTAATATTAATGTCAGTCCATCTAATAATTTTTGTTTAAATTCAGTATTCATTTCTTCTTCCATCATCAATAAGGCATTATGTGTAATATAAAGTAATCTATCATCATAAATATTAATAATTTCTTTAAATACTTGATCTATTGTGACCGTATCCTCTTTATTATCTTTAAAAATTTCATCTGCTTTTAAATCTAATACATTCCTATAAAGTGCTAAAGTATGGCGTATATTATTTTTATCCGCTTTATTGTAGGTCTCAGATAATTTATCTAACCCTTTTACTGCCCAAGCCAATATATATTGATAAACTTCGTCTTTTTGACTTTTATACCATTTGTAATATCTTCTAATTGCATGAAATAAATAGTATAAATCATCTTTATTATCATTATTCCACCATCTATAAACACCCTGCGTCATAGAAGGTGGTTGTATACTTAATATATTATTACTTACACTAATTTTAGTACCTATGGGACTATGCGCTAATAATGCCAATTGAATCATTACCTGCATTGGTTCGAGTATTAAATCGGCCCTTTCCTTCTCCTTTGTTCTTAATATTTCCATTATATTCTTTCCAGCAAAAAAATAATTCATTTATCCTTATTACACAACCTATATAAAAAGTTTTTTCGTAATTATACATATATGAACAAAAAAGTATCAATGATTGATTTTTCACTCCCCAACAACCCCGATACTTTAAAATTTATAAAACTCAATCAATCAGATAAGTTAAAAGCCGTAACATTGGGTATGCGTTTCTTATCAACAGGGACACAGCAACTACAAATGTGGGATAATTCTCAATGGGAAACACGCATAGAACAATTAAAAACTCAAAAACAGGATAAAATCGATTCACTACGGGAAAAATTGCAACTAGAACAACTCAAAACTCAAAAACTTATTCAAAGACAACAAGAAGAAGTAAATGTCATTATAGAAGGTGTTCGTAACAGAACTGAGAGTAAATTCTTAGGAGAAATAGCTAGTTTAAATGATAATGTGGAGAGAATGCAGAAAAGAATTCAATCCCAGGAAAAGCACAAAGACGAGTTGTATAAATCTATAAATAACGAATTTTATACTAAGCTTCTCTCCAAAGAACAACATTGGGAGGGGAAAATAGATAAGCTGCGTCACTATTATGAAACCAAACTCGAATCGGAGCGAGAAAGAACCGCTGCTTGTATTCTGACAACCAAACATTCAACAATGAAAGGTCAGGCTGGAGAGGAATTTACCCACCATGAGTTAAACCGGCGTTTTCCAACCGCGGAAATTGAAGACACACACAAACTTCCTGGCAAAGGAGACTTTATTATGAAAGATAAAGGCTTTTCAATGCTTATTGAAACGAAGAACTACAAGAACAATGTAACTAAACCCGAAATTGATAAATTTTATCGTGATATGGAGAATAACAATGACATTCAATGTGGTCTGTTTCTTAGTCTTAAGTCAGGTATATGCAATAGAGAAGACCTTCATCTTGAGGTTATTAACGGAAAACCCATAATTTTTGTGCATAATTGTCTTAAAAATATGGAGAATATTGATTTTGCTGTGAGAATTTTTAAATTAATCCTAAATACGGACTCCATAGACTTAAGTAATAAAGAAGTATATGAGAAAATTAAGAATACTATTCCAATAGTCAAGCGATATTGGAATAAAATACGATCAAAAATACAGAAATTCGAGAAAGATATGACGCAATGCGTTCTAGAACAGGAAACGATGGTTCGAGATATATTTAAACTGTTAGGGTTTAATTATTAAGCGGATTTTCGTTAATACCTTTTTAATTTTAAACATACCGTTTTTCTTTACCAATCGTCTAATAATTTCATATATATATATATATATAAACTATAATGTCGCAACAAAGAATGCGAAAAAGATTTCCACCTTGGGCATCAGAATTTGTAAACCGTTCCAAAAGAGTTAAACGAAAACTACAAACTGATTTGCTCGATGCGGCAAAATGTAGAATAAAATTAAATTATGAATACAATAAAAAAGATGACGAATTGCGATTTTATATTGATATAGTAGATCCATCGGGATATCCAATCATTGAGAGCGCCAACGTTTGTAAAGGAACAAAACTAGAATATAATGATGCTGTAAGTAAAGAAGATTTGGAAACAAAAGTCAATGCCCAAAAGTCAATGTTAGCAGAAGCAAAAGCAGATGATGCGACCATTGACTATGCGGTGGCTGTCCATCCAAACAAGCAATCTAATCCAGCCAACTATACTCCTGGTAGAGCGGTGGAGATTATATTTAGCATACATAAAGATAAGAGTGGGATTATAACAAGCACAGTTGATCATCTCCTGGTGGGGTGTTGGAGCTGTGGAGGATCACATTTAATCAATCCAATAAGTAAACAACATTTGGGAACAATTTTACTTTTAGCTTATACTCTAATTTGTGGTAGAAAGATAAACGCGGCTGGAAGTGGTAAATTAATAGATGCAACTGGTGGATATTATTATAAATTCGGATGGCTGGGGGATGATGAAGAATTGACCTTAAAAAAACCTGGAACAAAAGGACTAGAAAAGATGAAAAATGTACTACTTGGTAGTATTTATAGAAATGGACCGGGAAAATATTTAAAAAAAGGCAATGATGAAGATGTGGAGGATTTATTAAAAAGCATAAAAGGCTTGGATAGATGGTCAATGGCAGTTATGCGAGGCGGAAGAAAAACGAAAAGAAGAAAAAAACGTATTTGTTGCGTCGGTATTGGTTGTCCCGAGTGGAAACATTGTATACACGTTTTAGGCGATGGGGCTAAATATAGACCCAAAAGGAAATCAACTTTAAAAAGAATGAAAAAATGCGGGAAACGATATACTTCTCTAGGGAAAAAATATAAAAAATGTATGAAACGAGAACGCAAAAAATCCCAAAGACGCAAAAAATCGCGAAAACACAAAAAATACCGCAAAAGACGCACAAGGAAAAAATATGGAGG